TTTATAATATACAAGTAGACACAACACACTATGGCAAAGTTCAAACGTTCATTGATGGGTGGAACCTTCATTGAAACCAAGCCCAAGAAAACACGACAGGGTTCAGGACAACATACCAAGTACGCAGCTAGTTCTAGTAATAGTAAACCCAAACGTTACCGAGGACAAGGACGTTAATATTAAAGACCCTACATACTAGGGTCTTTTTTATTGCGTATGGCTTCTTTGATTTGTAATCTTCCTGCAGTAGAAGTGTGGGTAAGAAAAGAATATCTAACAGATCATCAATCTGGTCACGGAGAGTTTGTAAAGGGTGTCTGGGTGTCTTGTAAGAGTATGCCAGGACGTGCATTCTACTTTGAGACATATCTCCCAGAGTATGCAGCAATGTATGATAAACTTCCTATCAGTGCGTTTGTATCAGAACCAAAGACACCAACACCTGATATGAACCTACCTAACTTACAGTTTTGGAACTGTATGGATTATGGTGTAGTAAGTATTGCAAAACAGTTCATTGGATCGATGGATTTTGAACTATATACAAGAGATCATGATATCATGAAGGGTACTTACATCTGTACCATTGACAACTATCATGCAGATCCAGATGTGATTGATTATGCAACATCTGAGAATCCTGCAGAACATAAGTCTCATAATCTGATTGAGTTGGATAATGGTCAGTATGCCTTGTATCCAAACAATCGTATGAGAATCTTTGATAATAGTCTTACACCTGTAGATCCTAAGATGCCTGACTTTAAGGTATCAACTGAATACTATTCTGTAGAGAATGGATTCGAACGATTGGGTATGGGGCGTGAAGATGAGTATTTTTGGAAAACCGCTAAGGAGAGAGAAAATGAGCAACCAGGAATTCCTAAGGGAGATTGCGAATGATGAGAAAAATCCTCGACAAATGAAAAAGGTGAATACAGATGGACTCTTTGAAACAACTGATTGTTCTGACCCTGATCATATCTGTACTTGTGGCTCTGAACAGGTAACACTAACTGAGGATTAGTGTTCTAAATAAGGTAGATTTGTTGTATCAAATACGTGCCTGCTGAAAGAGTTAGCAAAGGGTTTAAAGACATCAGTGCAATCTTTGAAGTCAATCCATTAAATGATGACTTGATTGTACTGAAGAACGATAATGCTATTGCTCGTTCTATTCGTAATTTAATCTTCACTAATCGTGGAGATAAACCCTTCAATCCATTTCTTGGTAGTAGGGTGACTGAAATGTTGTTTGATCCTATGGATCAAATTAGTTCAGTATCAGTCAGGTCAGAAATTGAAAGAACTATTAATAGTTTTGAACCAAGAGTCAAACTTGAGAAAGTAACAGTTACTCCTGATTATGATGGCAATCAATATGATGTAGTACTTAAATACCAAATCATTGGTATTGATACTGATACACAACAACTCTCATTCGCCTTAGAGCTTACCAGATAAATGCCTCTAGTAAATTTTAGTAATCTAGATTTCGATCAGATCAAGGCATCCATTAAAGATTATCTTCGTGCAAATTCAAACTTCACGGATTATGATTTTGAAGGATCAAACTTATCTACGATAATTGATACTCTAGCATACAACACCTATATTACTTCATACAACGCCAACATGGTGACGAATGAAGTATTCATTGATAGTGCAACATTGAGAGAGAATGTTGTATCGTTATCTCGAAACGTAGGATATCTCCCAAGGTCAAGGAAAGCATCCGTAGCTAATATTTCTTTCTTAGTAGATGTATCCAATACTACAGCAACATCGGTTACTTTGAAAGCTGGTATTATAGGACTTTCTAGTAGTAAATCTAAAAAGAACCTTACGTTTTCAATTTCGAATGATATCACTGTTCCAGTTGATGCTGACGGTGTTGCAAACTTTACTAACATTGATGTATTTCAGGGTACATATTTAAAACAAACTTATACAGTATCTTCACGTAATAAAACACAGAAGTTTATTCTACCTAATTCTGGTGTTGATACTTCACTACTTCGTGTGAGTGTAAAGGAATCAGAATCTTCTACTGTTACTAGAGTGTTCAAACAGTTTGATAGTTTGTTCGATGTTGGACCACAGTCACCTGTATATTTCCTTCAAGAGATTGACTCTGAAAGATATGAATTAATGTTTGGTGATGGAACATTTGGTGTATCACTACAAGAACCAAACTATATTGAGATTAATTATATTCAGTGCAGTGGTGAATCGGGTAATGGAATATCGAGAATAAGATACGCAGGAACACTTAGAGATAATAACAATAGCGCAATTACATCTGGTATATCACTTGTTACTGTGAATGAACCATCTTATGGTGGTAGTGGTATTGAAAGTGTAGAATCGATCAAGAAATATTCCACACAGATCTATTCCTCACAAAACCGTGCAGTCACTGCTGGTGACTTTGAGGCAATCGTTCCCACTATCTACCCTGAGACTGAATCTGTCTCAGCCTTCGGCGGTGAAGAACTTACACCTCCGCAATATGGAAAGGTATTTGTAAGTATCAAACCAACCAATGGTGTATTCCTTTCAAGTACAATTAAAGAGAATATTAAGAGACAGATTAATAAGTATTCTGTAGCAGGTATTGTTACTGAGATTATCGATCTTAAGTATCTGTATGTTGAAACAAACTCCAATGTTTATTACAACTCAAATCAGACACCTAATGCAAGTTTTGTTTCGAGTTTGGTAACACAGAACTCTGAATTGTACGCCAATTCTACTGAGTTAAATAAGTTTGGAGCAAGGTTCAAATATAGTCAATTCCAAAGAATTATTGATGAAAGTCATGAGTCTATTACTTCTAATATCACAACTGTAGATATTAGAAGAGACCTACAGGCTACAATGAATAATTTTACTGAGTATGAAATTTGTTTTGGTAATCGTTTTCAGATTCTAAATCATGGACACGGCACACACAATGGATCTATTGGATACAATATTCGTTCCTCAGGATTTAAGATTAGTGGCATATCCGATACTGTGTATCTTGGAGACAACCCTAATTTTGATTTGAAGACAGGAAATGTTTTCTTATTCAAACTCAACTCCCCTACTGAACCAGTTGTATTAAGAAGATCGATTGGTACTATTGATTATATGAAAGGTGAAATCAAATTGAATCCAATCAATATTATTTCTACTGATGTATTCCGTGGAACTAATTTGATTGAGATCTCAGCCACACCTTACTCAAATGATGTTATTGGATTACAAGATCTGTATCTTCAATTAGACCCCTTTAATATGAAGGTAAATATGGTAACAGATAGAATTGCAACAGGAAGTGATGTTTCTGGAACAAACTATCTCGTATCTTCAAGTTATGCAAATAACTTGGTAAGAAGAACTCCAATAGTTTCTTCTTCTACATCTACTGATTCTAATGACTCTGGATCAACATCAATTTCTTCTAGAGTTTCTGTAACACCAAATTACACTTCACCAACTAGTTCAACTTCATCGTCATCTAGTTCATCATCTAGTTCATCATCTAGTTCAACTTCATCATATTCCTACTAATATCAGAAAATGGCAGTAGATAGAGTTCAGTTCCAGGATATTGTTGAGAGTCAATTTCCTAGGTATGTTTTGGAAGACTTTCCTCTTCTTCCAGAATTTATAAAGCAATATTATAAGTCACAAGAGTATCAAGGTGGTACTTTTGATTTGGTTCAAAATATTGACAAGTATATTAAGGTTGATCAATTATTCTCCCTTAAGACTTCCACCCAACTGAATGGTGATTTAGATTTTACTGCCACAACAATCCCCACATCATCCCTCACAAACTTTGCAGAAGGGTTTCCAGAAACTAATGGTCTCATTAAGATTGACCAGGAAATCATTCACTACGAATCGATTAGTAATAATTCCTTTATCAACTGTACCAGAGGTTTTAGTGGTATTACAACATATGTCTCTGGTAATCAACCAGACCAACTGACATTTAATCAAACAGAAGCTACAGAACACACAGACAACTCAGTCATCCAAAACCTGAATGTTATTTTCCTTCAGGAGTTCTTTGGCAAGTTAAAGAATCAAATTGCACCTGGATTTAATGATAGACAGTTCTTCTCTGATTTGGATCAGAGAAACTTTCTATACAATGTAGATAGTTTCTATAAATCAAAAGGAACAGACCAGTCATTTAAGATTCTCTTCAGAGCTTTGTATGGAGAAGAAGTAGAGATCATTAAACCAAGTGAATTTCTATTCAGACCTTCTGATGCAGATTACAAAGTAGAGAAAGACTTTGTTGTAGAACAGGTATCAGGTGATCCACTAGAACTTAAAAACCTCACTCTCTTTCAGGATTCCACAAACTCTAGAGGTTCTGTATCTGATGTTAAACCAATCAATTATGGTGACAAACAATATTATCAAATAAGTATTGACTCTGGATATGCTAGGGATATTAGTGTTAGTGGTTCTATCTTTGGTGAGTTCAAAGTTAATCCCAAAACAAAACTTCTGAACAATGTAAGTGTTGGCGCAACTATTCTTGATGTTGATTCAACTATTGGTTTTCCAGATACTGGAAACCTAATCCTCAAGGATAATGTAGGTGATGTAGTTGCTATTGCATACACTGGAAAGAGTATCAACCAGTTCTTCAATGTAAGTGGAGTTTATGATACTTTCTCTTCTAAAGAAGATATTCGTTTAGATGATTACTCATATGCATACGTTGGATTTGATACTAGTAATCAGATCCAGGTTCGTATTACTTCCACTCTTAAAGAGTTTAAACTGAATCAAGATTCATACTTTTATAACAAAGATGATACTATCAATATTCAAACTCTTGGTATTGAAAGAGGTGATGAAAGATCTCAGAATTGGTATTCTAATGTTAAAACCGAATGGAATATTGAAGATATTGATCTGGTTGATGAATTGGAGAAATCATATTTCATCACTTTATTTGATAGTCACTTTTTAAGACCTGGATATCAGATTACACTAACAAGTAATAGTGGATTACAACTTCCTGGAATTGTAATCAGATCTTCATCTGCGAACACTTTTCTTGCAAAACTGGCAGCAAACGTTGGTAGTATTTCATATATCAAAGTTGAGAATCAACTCCTTAAAGGAAACTCTGGTAAGTATTCTACTCT